CTTTGCAAAGATTGTTGCAGAAGTTTCTGAATCTGCCAACACTGATGAAGCTGGTAAGCTCTCATTCTTTGTAGCAGAAAGTGATGGTACTAACACTGCTCTTACTGCTGGTTTAATCTTGGAAGGTGAGCACGCTACTGATGGTGAAGTAGATGTCACAATTGGTGCAGGAACAGCTTCGACCACCACAATCGCTGGTACTCTTACCATGGGTTCAACCGCCGCAATGACTAACGCAGGTTTGCTTTCGGTTGGAAACCAGTCAAATGTTACAGGTACTGGTGCTCTTGACTCCGGTTCGATTACCGCCAACTTCGGAGCAATTGATAACGGCACGTCTGGTATCAGAACAAATACATTTACAGCTGAAACTTCAGTAGTACCAGATGCAGCCGATGGTGCAACATTGGGAACGTCATCGCTTGAATGGTCTGATCTTTATTTAGCTGATGGTGCAGAAATATTATTTGGTAATGACCAAGAAATTAGACTTACTCATGTAGCAGATCAAGGCTTAACACTTAAGCACACTGCTACTGCCGACGATAAGCCAGTTACTCTTACTCTTGCAACTGGTGAGACCGACATAGCTGTAGACGATATTATTGGTAAGATCTTATTCCAAGCTCCTGACGAAGGTACCGGTACAGACGCTATCCTTGCTTGTGCAGGAATCCAAGCTGTATCTGAAGGTGATTTTGCAGCTGATAATAATGCTACAAGTTTACATTTCATGACTGGTGCTTCAGAAGCCGCAACCGCTAAACTTAAATTAACTTCAGCTGGTGTTCTTAACTTTGACGCTACAGTAAACGGAATAATTGGTGTGCAGGCAACAGCGCATGATGTTGCTGGAAAGAACATGACTGTTCAGGCTGGTGCAACAACTACTGGTACTGGAGATGACAATATAGCTGGTGGTTCTCTTACTTTGTCTTCTGGTATTGGTAAGGGTTCTGGCGCTGCTGGTGGAGTTATAATTCAAGATTACATTTCAGGTGCATCTGGCAATGGTGCTCAAACTTCGTCACTAATTGCCAAGTTTACTACTGCTGGTAATGAGCTTCATCACTCAAGCACTTATGCTACTAACTCGCTACCAAATATGCCTCTGGCTAACGACGCTATGTATGGTGAGTACATTTACTTTAACCCTCAAGGTCAGACAAACTTGACTGCTGGTAAGTTATACTACCTGCACACTGATGGGAACTGGACTCTTGCTCAATCAAATGCAAACTCTACTGCTGGTAAAACTCAGCTGCTAGCTATTGCGGGTGGATCAACTCCACATACTCACGGTATGTTAATTCGCGGTTTCTTTCACAACCACAGTTTTCTTGATGGTACTGCAGATGAAGGTATACCGGTTTATGTTTCTGATGGTACTGCTGGGTCTATGGACTGCGCGGCACCTTCTGCTTCAAACATGTATGTGCGTGTTGTTGGTCATTGCATGGACAATGGCGGCATTCTCTACTTCAATCCTTCTTCAACTAGCATTAAGATTGCTTAATAAGGGGTAAATTGTGGCTGACATTTTAGATATAAATGGTGTAGCTGCTGCTGACATTGGCTCAGTCAATTGCATTGAGAAAGCTAATATAGCTAGTATTAATGCTCTTGACGTGCCAGCATCTGGTCCTTCACGTCTGTTCATTGGTTTGGCCGATGCTCGTGTCGGTCAGGTTCCTATCGCAGATGTTGATGACGTAAATGATTGGGACGCCAATGTTTATTACGCACGAAATAATGATAATTGGGATCTCACAGACATCGCAGTTGGAAAAGATGGCAGTGGAAATAAGATGTACGCAGCTGTAATCAACGCTAACAACCCAGAGATTATCTATGCTAGTGAGTCTGACTTTTTAGCCCAAAACCAGTGGACAGAGGTTAACCTTACACTCAAGCAACGCACGCTTCTTTGGGGTAACGATGTTTGGGTCTCCGCAGGAAACATGACATCGAGTGTTCAACACATCTATCGAAGTACAAATGGGTCAACTTGGAGCGAGGTTGATATTTCTGGGCTTGGTAATATTAGCTCTCTCTATGCAAACGGGATCTGGGCTCTCACGACAACCGGAGACGGTACGTGGTTCATGGCGTGTAAAGGGGAGATTTACAAGAGCACCGATAATGCGTCTTCATGGTCTCTTGAGCACACGGTAAGTAATGTTAGCGACAGAATCTGGGATTTAGTTATTACTAACAACACTCTCGTATGTTTGTATCAGGCTGGGGGGCCTAAGTTAATCAGTGCAGCACTCAGCGATACTACTGACTGGAGCAGTGCTGTAAGTGTTACAGGCACAGACAATCTTTCTCTTGGGGCCACAGCCAAACGTATGGCTGGTGGAAATGGGAGAGTTGTTGTTATTGACACTTCCAGGGCAATAGGTTTTGATGTAAATGGCAAAACTATTACCGCACAGACCGATAGAGAAACCCTCCCCGACGAAGGAAACCTAAACTGCATTTGCACCGATGGTGCTGGAACCTTTTGGACGGGCAGTGATGGCGGAAATACTGGAACCGATGGTGGCGACATTTGTCGCAGTAACGATAATGGTGCGTCGTGGTCTCGAACTGTTCATGGCGTTCAAGGCAATCAGACACGCAAGATCGAAGGCATCGGTGTAGATCTTTACCTACCACTTTAAAAGATAAATGGCTTATTCAGAAGTAAATAATATAGCAGGTTGCAGCATATCTGACGTTAACGGTGTAGCAAAAGATAGTATTAATTCTATTAATGGTATTACTCCAGGAACATGTGCAGCAGCTACTCGATGGGTGGCTGGCACTAACGAACAGTACGCTGGGTATGCAGCTCACAGCGACCTTACATCTTGGACCTTCTATGATAGAGTTGACGATGGTCACCCGTGTTCGTATGATGTTGCCTATGGCAAAGATGCCAGTGGTAACGGCATTTATGTAATGAGCCAATCTTCTTCTACTAAAGAAGTGTCAGTCAGCAGCACGGATGTGACCGATGGTAACGCTTGGACACATAAGAATTTTAGTGGTTCGGGTGACTTCTATATGAATGTTGCATGGTCTAACGATGTTTGGATTACTGCTGGTATGGACGGCGATGCTTTCCGAAGCACCGATGGAGGCTCTAGTTGGTCTAAGATTGATCTTAGCGGAGTTACAGGTTACGATAGCAATGAAAACATCGAAGCATTAGCTGCCGATGGTGCTGGAAAATGGCTCATGGGGCAAGAAGATGATTTATTTTACAGTGATGATGATGGTGCTAGCTGGAGTCGCGTACATAGCTTTACCAACACATACGCTGTAAAGGGAATAGCTTATACAAACAACAGTTGGGTTGTCGCTTACGTTAGGACAACCGATAGTACAAAAACTTATATCAGATCAGCAGCTAGTTCTGATCTTACTACTTGGAGTAGCGAAGCCGGGGGCGGTACTTTGCAAAATCCTGATGTGATGGGCAACACTGGTGGGTTTGAACGAATTTCTATCGCCGCTGACGCTAGTGGCAGAATAGTAATATTGCCATTTAACAGACAAAAAATTGGATATGCAGATATCGATGGAACTAATACTCCTGCGAACTTTAATGTAGTAGATCTCTCAAGCACAGTGCCTTCTAACGAAGATCTGAAAGATGTAGCGACTGATGGAAGTACTTGGATTGCTTGTGGGCAAGATGGTGTTTTGCTAAAAAGCACAAATTCAGGAGTTTCATGGTCGCTTGAAGCGCAAGATATATACGATGCGAACCATGATATAATGTGCATTACAGCAGATGTATATTTACCTCTTACATAGTAAATAATAACGGGCGATGGAAAACCACCGCCCGTTTATTAATGTGAGTGAGAACAAGGTTGCTTTGTAAGTTTTAAAGATTCTACTTCAGCATACATGTCCTCATTAAAGATAAGAGGTCTTGCTGCTCTACCAATGTTTAGGAATCTTTCGAAGATCAAACCATACTGAATTGGGTCGAGCCTAGTTATGTCTAGTGCGTAAGCTACTAAGCTACCAGCCGCACTACCTCTACCAGGACCTATGTATACACCTTCCTCTCTTGCCCCATTTAGGAACTCCCAGACTATCAACATGTAGTCGGAGAAACCTATCTTCTTTATAGTCTGAAGTTCTGAATCAAGTCTCTGCCTGTAGACTTCGGGTGGCATACCTTCGAACTTCTCAAATAATGCTTTCTTAGATACGTATTCTAACTCGTCCCAGGATGTGACTCCTTCGTCTAAATTTTTGAACTTGGGGTACCTGTTCTTTCTGTCAGAGAAATAGGAGTCAGAGTCAACCATGTCTGCTAAAGACGCAGTGTTACTTATAGACTCGTAAGGTAGCCCTTGTTCCATGGCTCTTTGCCACATCCAATCATGATTCCCTACGTGAACATCAATGTCCCCGAAGGAGAATCTTTTCTCATCGCTTAGTACTGCATGTGTTTGCATGCATAAAGCTGCTTCGTGTAGCTGTTTGTCTAATTCGTGTGTGTAATGACAGTCGTTAGTAAGAACTAAGGGATAGTTTTTCTTTTTTGCTATTTCTAGCAGAACTTTATTGACTTTAACTTGGTCTTCCATCTCATGTAGTTGGACTTCAACCATTAGTCTTTTCTCGAATAGAGAAGCGTGATGGTCCATCATCATTTCTGCTTCTTTTACTCTGTCGTGTAGGATTAGTTGAGAAATTCTCGACCCTAAACACGAGGTTGTTGCGCATAAGCCTTCTGTATGATCAGCTAAAATAGCATCATCGAGTCTTGGCTTGCGATACATTCCTTCCGTATATGCTAGGGAAGATAATTTAAATAAGTTGTGTAGCCCTTTATTATTTAGAGCAATTAGAACTAGATGATAGTATGGTTCTCCAAGATCATCTACCTCTCTGACCGTTCGATCGTTTACAGTATAATAGGCTTCCATACCTATTATGGGTTTTATTCCAGCTTCCTTACATTTGTTGTGAAATCTAAAGGAGCCGCTGACATTACCATGATCAGTAATGGCAACGGCCCCCTGGTTTATAGACTTGACATACTCAGGTATGTTATCAACACGATTGATTCCATCAAGCAGGGAGTATTCAGTATGTAAGTGAAGATGAACAAATTGTTTGTCATTCATTTATCTTCCTTGTCAGACATTCTACTTGTGAGCTTGTCTCTATCCAGACACGAGCTCCACAAGATAGTGGTTTGTTTGGTCTATATATTACACGAGCAGCTTCTTTGCCGTCTTGGCCATAGATAACTGCTTCGTGACAATAGTCATTAGATTTATATGTCTTAACTGTTAGTACTGGTTCTTCCTCGTCATTTTTTCTATTGCTGCGTATCTTATGTTGGTTTACATGGATTTGTTTTCTCATATTAGTTCGTCGTTTTCTATAGGTTTATTATAGCAGGATTTACAACTATAGCCAGTATATCTTACTGGCCATGGAGATTTACCCATACCTTCTGCAGTTTGCAGACACTCTATTGAAAACCATTCTTTGCAATCAAAACATTGACCATGACTTTTTATTTTTGTTTCTCTATTGTTGGGAAGTTTACTAAATAACGCTTCTCCAGTTTCACTGCAGTAAGTTATTAGCTCTCCCTCCTCCATTTTACTCAGCATAAAGCTTATGTAATCTAACCCCTCTTTCAGCTCATGAAGCTGCGGTGAGGTCGGAGTCTGATTCTTTATCGTCTTGCATATCTTTACTACTTTCTTCACTTGGTTGTCTTGCACCTGAAACTTGGTAGCAAGCTTTTCGTATTTCAGAATATACTCCTGGGTCTTCGATAAGATATTGTCTAGCTCCAATTTTTCCTCCTGAACACATTGTGATCTCTTCTTTACCTGGCAAAGCCAGCCTTACAGAAGGACCTGCGTATCGAATTATTCCTAGATCTTTCGCATAAATTAATAGATCGGAATATGGGTCAATGCCTTTTCCACAAATAAACTGGAACTCTGCTGCTTGATTAAGAGCAGGGGCTAGTTTGTTCTTCTTTACTTTTACTTTCATATCAAGCACACCTGGTGCTGATGGAGAAGGCTTGGATGTAACTCTAAGTCGTAGTGATGCATAATAAGGTAATGCATTTCCACCACTTGTGGTTTCTGGATTGCCATACATTACACCAATTTTCATTCTGATTTGGTTAATAAATATATAGCAAACCTCATTATCTACACATATTTTTGAAAGACTTCTTAGAGACTTAGACATGATTCTGGGCAAGTCTCCTACGCCCATTTCATTCATTTGTCTTTTAGTTTCTTTCTCTGATTGTGCAGCATCTACTGAGTCAAATACTACCAGTCCTACCGCTCCAGACTTACCCAAGTCTACTGCTACTTGAAGAGCTTCTTCAGCAGTGTCTGGGTAACAGAATATAACTTTGTCTGGGTCGATTCCCATAGAACGAATAAGATCCAAGCCAGTTGTTCTTTCGAGATCAATGAAAACTGGTGGTCTAGTGTAGCCGTTCTGTTTAACAAATTCGCCCATGAGTTGCAGTGCTAACGAAGTTTTTCCTGCAGACTCGGGGCCAAATATTTCTACGATTCTATCCGTTGGAAAGCCGCCAATACCAAGGACACAGTCCAAGGCAAGGCTACCGGTACTTACTGATTGACATTCTTGTATTTTTGGTCCCAGAGATAATACATCTTTGCCAAACTTTTTAGTCAAAGCTTTAGCAATGGCATCGACTTCTGGGATGCCTGTTATCTTTTTTGTAGCCATTTCTTTCCTTTTTGTTTTAGCTTATTTTTCTACCTCTTCAGGGTAGATTAGTTGTTCGCCATCGTCAAATGTAATGATGGTTTTGTTTGCGGGGTGTGGTTTCACATGCACTCTTAAGAAATCTTCCATTGAGTCGAAGATAGCGAACGATCCTCTTGGAGGTGGATACAACCAGTGGACAACTGCTTGTCCTGTGGCGTGCATCGTACCCTCAATAACAATACCCTCTCCAGATACCCCTGTCTCATCTGCTCTTCTGCAGACTGTAAAGCTTCTGATGCCTTGAGGGGCTAGCTTTGCAGGTGGTTTGGGTTTCAAATCTGGTTCTGATATTTCTTCTTGATTATTTTCTTCATTATTGGACATATTTACTCCGAATTTTGCTGCTTATCTGGGTTGTAGACCTCAAAGCTTATTCTTCCTTCTTTTATTGCATCTCTTATTCTTCTTTGAACTTTGTTTAGTCTAGCATTTCCAGTCTTTACATCTAAAAATATTACTTTTACAATTACATTAGCTTTTCTATCTAGAATATCTGATAGACCATCAAATACTACATAGTCTACAGGATCTCCTAGATGTCTAAAGTCCTTAGCATTATATTTGTCTTGTAACAAAGGTGCTAAGTGCTCCGTTGCAATACCTCTTATGGTATTTCTTGATCTGGCTAGAACTTCTTTTTTTATTTTAGGTATTTCCCTAGCTGTATAAAGTTCTTTCCAAATTTTAAAATTGTCGTCGCATTTTTCTATTAATTTTTCTTCTTTCTTTTTGTATAATTTGTACAAGATTATTATTGTTGCGACGTTTACAATGAATGATATTATGATTATAGTAGACAAGGTGTCTCCATATGATTTCTAGCTCCACCGAAGTATTAGTAACTGGTACCTTCAACGTTATGCATGCAGGGCATGTTAGGTTGCTGGAGTTTGCCTCCAGATACGGCAAAGTTACCGTTGGAATTAATGCTGACTCATACTTAAAAGAAAAGTATGGTGATCAAGCAGTATCACTTGTTGATAGAAGCTACGTGTTGTCCTCCTGCAAGTATGTCAACAACATTGTTATGTTTAGGGAAGACGAACCAAGTAATTTAATACTTAGGTTGCGTCCCAGATACTATATCAAGGGGCCTGATTATAGCAAGGAGGGTTTGATTGAGCTTGGTGCTATCCAAAGGGTAGGGGCAAAAGTGATCATACATCCAGCCCATAAAGAATACAATTCTTCTGAACTAGTCGATGCTCTGCCAGATACCGCTTTTGATAAATTAAACAAGTATTCTTAGGTTATTCGCCACTAAAACACGAGTTAATTCTAAGCATTTTAAATATACCTTTCCCAATCTTATCGATATTTTTCTGAGATATAGCAATATCTTCGTGGTAGCATATTATTTTTACAGAAGCTTCCATGAATCTCTGTTGATTTTCTGAATCTTTTATATCTTTGTTCAAGGATATAATTTTACTATCTAAATCTATAGATACATCTTCTTCTTCCGAATGGTGCACTGCATAGACGTGTCCATCGTAAATAAAACTATCAGGAATATATAAAGTGTTTACCATTTTTGTTTCCCAGAAGCTTCTAGCTTCGTTAACGACATGATTTTTCATCTTGTCCATTTGTAGTCTGTCGTCTTCTAGGATAGACGAAATAAGATCCTTTAGGGAAAGAAAATTCCCCTCAGGATCTTTGACGTGTAAAAATTTAAACTCAGAATCAAAGAACATATCAACTGCCGAGTCAAAAGCTTCTTGCAGATATTTCTTTTTTCTGAATTTTGGATGTTGCAGTTTTATATAATCATCTATAGCTTGTCTGAGTATAGCGTTTAATAAGACTTTGTAATCATAACTATCTTCTACCATTTTCATATTGTTTTAATTTCCTGTGCTGCCCAAAGCTCCTGCTCCTCTATCGCTTATAGTAACGTTCTCTCTATATAATTCGTCCTCATCTACTTGCAAGAGTCTAAAGGGTATTACAGGTATCATAACCAATTGCGCTATCTTTTGTCCCGTTTTTATATATTTAGTTTCTTTTCCTATGTTATGTAGGTCGATAAATACCTCCCCATCATAGCCAGAATCAATGATGTGTGCTCCAGCAATCAAAGAATGCTTTGCGCCCATGCTACCCCTGTTGCAAACTTGCAGCATGTATCCGTGGGGTATTTCAAATTTCAATCCAGTACTTAATACCTGGTTTCCACCAGGCTCAATTGAGCAATGCTCACCAATGTAAAATACATCTAGTCCTGCGTCGGACGGGTTTGCCCTAAGTGGCAAATTGACAGAATCTTCTATTCTTGAATATTTTATTATCATGTAAAACTCAGTGTACAGGCTTCGCCGTCACAGAATTTATCTTCTGCTTCGTGCATCGAAGTCTTTAGTATTAGTGGTTTGAGATCTCGTGTCAGCTCATCGTACTGTTGTTTTTCTATCGCTATGTATGGTGCTTGTTCATATCCGTGCTCGCTAATAGGTAGCAAAGATATAGACTTTAATCTTGTTTCAAAGATTTCTAAGCATGGTTTTATATATTTCTCTTCATCTTTATTAAAAGTGGCAGTTATTGAGACCTGGTTGTCCGCCCAATATTTTTGCATGTCTGCTGCATCGCAGAACTGCTCCCATATTGAAACGTCATCTTTAGATTTAGTAAAGTTTTCTTCCCGAACAGGGAATGAAACTACGTAAGTATTGTCTGCGTACTTATCTTTTTCTACCGGATAGCCTGCGTCTATCGCAGCATCTAGTAGCGAAGATCCTTCTTGTATTCTAATATTTCTTATGTAGTACTCGCTATGAGCATAGTGAATACCTGGCGTTGCACCGCACAGCAGTGAAACTGTTCCAGAAGGTTTGACACTGGTAGTTTTTATAGAGCGCGGAACACATAGCCACTCTGAATAGATAACGTCTAGGTTTTGAATATAATCATAGCCTTCATCACACCATTGTAGAAAATTTCTTCTACCAAGTTTTCCTTTTGCTTGCTGAATACCACTCATTGAACAACCTATTCTTCGGTTACGCATCATAACCTGATTAGTTTTTTGATTGTGTGTTGGTATCAAAGTAACAGTCTTTGCATAAAGATAAGCAAACTTAAGTGTACGCTTGAAGTCTTCTATGTCGTCGTGATGTGCAGGAAAGGTTTCTACCAGGCAGCAGAGCTCGTGATCTTCCAAAGATTGTTCTGAGCATGGATTTGATCCAGCTACACGATAGTCTTTGTATGATGGTGGGTCTGCCATCCTTCCATAGTTTCTCATATTGTCTAGCCATATACATCCTGGCTCTCCATTTTGAGAAATAGATTCAGCCACGTTTGTGTAGTCCATTCCTACTTCAGCAAAAATACTGTTGTTGGATGCCCATCTACGATCCATCAAGGCTTCTTTATCTTGCTTCAGTTCTATAAACTCTTTGTCGTTGAAATCTCCAAACATAATTTCTGCAGTTCTTCTTACGCCACCACTAACTACGCATTTTCCTACATAATTAAATATATCTACAATCTCGGTAGAGGTTATGTAGTAGGGTTGAGCATCTTCACGATGTAGTACGTTCTTAAGATTGTTTACAAGCTCTTCCAGTGGCTCTGGTCCAGATGCCACCCCTCCAAAACCTTTGATTGGAGATCCCATTTCTCTTACTTGAGAGTAGTCTATGAATTTGGGTAGCTTGGTTTTACCAGCGTAAGCATTCAATACTATTGATAGCAGTTCTACCCAACCTTCTCTTGAATCGTCTACGACAAATACTTCGTCCGATATTTCTGGGTTAGCAATTTTTACTTTGCCTGCACCCTTGGTGTCAGATCCTACACCTACACCAAACATTGACATGTCCATAAGAAAGCAGAACGGGGCTGCAAAGTCTATGTCTATGTTGGCTGTTGTTACAAAAGCGCAGTTGTTTAGTGCAGCTCCACCTTTATTGTAAATGAGATCAGTTCCCATCATCCACAGTCCACGCCCCGGAGGTGTAAACTTGAATTGCCACATACGTTCAAACATTTCTTGAGCAGATCCTTGAGCTTTTCTATCGTCCCAAGGCAAGCCCATAGCTTTAGTATGTTGCTTTTGAATATTGTAGACTCCCTCTACGACCCTCTTGCAGGTCTGCCAAAACTCTTCAGTTTGGGTGTCTGAGATTGGTCTTGCATATGTTCTTTTGTATGTGAAATACCCTACTGGTCCCCAGTTGGGTTGTTTACCTATATAGTCTTCCAAAAAAGTGTCGCTAAGCGCGAAACTTCTAATCTTTCTTCCTTTGTGATGCTTCGCAATATACATTAGTAATATGCTCCATTTGAGTTGTTGTAATTGATCGCCTTTTTAAGAATGGCCAGCAATATTGCGGCTATTATGACGAGTAAAACGATCAGCATAATTATCGTCATGCCTACAATTTGCAAGACATATATTAACACTTTCAAAAGAAATTTTTTTACGCCGTTTGTAATTTTCTTAAAGAAATTTATCATTTTTGCGCTTGACTTTTTAAACATGTTTGTTCTATTAGTGCGAGTTAATCCTCGCTATTAAATTTTTCGTCTATTATATCTTGTATGTGAAGATCGAGGTCTAGAGAACTTATGCCAAGCATAAATGCCAGCAGTTCTCTAGCCTCTTCGCTTTGACTTTCTTTTATATCTTTTAGTATTGCAATAAAACTGTAGTTTTCCTCTTCACTTAGGGTCATACAGTCTTGTATTACTTCTATTTGGTCGGCTATGTCACAGATTATTGTCTGTGCAACTTCTCTAGCTTCGTCATTATCTAGCGTTAACAGGGTTTTCATTTGCTTCTCCTACTGCTCTAGTTATCATTAAACTGATATTCACAAGTACTCCGCAGGTTATCGAACCTATCACCGAAGTGATGCTGTGAGAAATACTGCTTAGCAGAAGAAATGTAATTGCAACGCATAATGCATCGGTAATAAAGAAATGCTTAAGCATAAATCTTTTTACCCATTCCGCAAAATGCATAAAGCTAAAGACAAAGCTTACCCAGGTTAAAAAACCTAGGACTAGTCCGTCTACCATGGTGCCTCCTAGCACTTGTGTGTGTAGCCATCCTGACCTAAGATCAAGTTGACTTGAGTACCATCCTTATTGTCAGCAACTAGAATATGCACTTCGTCACTTTCGTCCCTCCAGACAGTTATATTCCAGCTGTTATCAGTCTGGATAATACTTATTGTATCTGAATCTGGATAAAGGTTTTGAATTACAATGTCGTTAGTTACAATGTATTCTTTGCTTGCCTCTATTGATTCATCCATAGCTACTCCCTTATTTTTCTGTAAAAATAAATGTAAGTTCACCCCAAGGCACAAACATAACATCACCAACTGAATAGTATGATCTGTATCCATGCGCCTTTAGTTCAGTAAACTCAACAACTACACCTTGCGTTGTTACATGCTTAATCTTAGCCCACTTTTCTACTGTATTGTTGGGCCATAATTTAATATGCCTACCCTCGTAGTTTAGATCTACCATGCTTTTGCTTACTGGTTCATCCATTTCATCTCCTCTTCTGCAGCCTGGCGCATAAAGTCTTCGAAAGCTTCAGGTGATTTTTGGTTGTCGATATATCTGCATAAGAGACTAATAATTGACAAGTCATTCCACCCAGTACTTTCTATGTACTTTTTGATAATTGTTATTGATTGGTCCATTTCATCTCCACATGTAGGCTCATGCCTATTTGTTCAAGAATTTTTCTTACTTCTAGCAGAGTATCCAACCTTTGTTTCCAAAAAGTCTTTACAATTCTGGCAGCTACTCTTGCCGACACTGTAGATGACATATAGCTATCAGCCATACGTTCTATCACTACGGCTGCAGGACGCTTAGCTCCACGCTTACCGTAGTTCATAACTATGGCGTTTACTACATCGGATTTTTTAATAGAGTTACCTCCTGTAATAGCGTCAGCCATCGAAGAAGCAACGCTATGGTAGTTGCTAGCTACTTGTATATTGTTTGCTAAATCAATCAGCAGTGCTCTAAAGCCTATTTCATCTAGATCCCTAGCCTTTGGTATGTGTATCATGAGCTCTGTAGCCCACTCGTACAATGTCTTATCATAAAAGACAAAGTCCTTAACAAAGGCTGCGGTAACTTCAGAATATATTTCTGATCCTTCTTTAACAACATCTATGATTGTATTTGCTGAAACATCATAACTATCTTCTTCTGACGCTTGTTTTAATTTTTCATCATCCATAATTATTGCCTCAGTAATCATGCGGTAACTCCACGAGTGGTTCTCTACCGCTTTCCCTAATTGTATTTAGGGTAATGGTTATGTGTTTTGAAGTTGTGTGGCTTATAAAATCACCACCATCTTTAGCACTATAGTTCCAAACGATTGGTTTGTCATCGGAATAACCATATCTAGCTATTTTCAAAGCATACGAATAAAGGTATGTGCCGTCGCTAGATAGGCTGCTCGTGCTTGAGGTCGCAGTCCTGCCCTCCAGCCACGCTTGTATCACTTCTTTCTGCCTCATCTTTTGTTCCGTGTTTTCTGAACTTTTTCAAATAAAGTGCAGGATTTTCAAGTAGTTGCTGTGCAATCTTTTCTGCACTTTCTCTATCGGGAGGTGAGAATTCCTCCTCGACCATGAGCTTAAGCTCTTCTATTCTTCCCATAATTTAATCCATAGAAAAACCCCACCCAGCAAGCTGGGTGGGGTGTAGTTTATTATTTGTCTTTATTACCAGAGAGGTCGACGACCGTTTCCAGACTCACCTTCAGTAGAGTTTTCATTTGCCGCTGCATGTGCTTGGGCAGCTGTAGCTCTATTTTGTGTGCCTTCAGACTTCTGGTATTCATTGATAATGGCTGTATGAATCTCTTGCTTTACGGTATCCCTTACAGTTTCATCACCTACGAATCTTACGTCTTCAAACCAGGTGTCATTACCTTCTTTGTCTTTGCCCTTGTGTTGAGGGGCTGAGCAGAATAGCCCTTTGGATCCATTTATAATTTTGAATCCATCTACTTCTAGTACGTCATCAATTATTAACGACGCAAAGGCTACTATTTTGCCCTTGGGGTTGCGAACTTTTTTCACTTTGATCGAATAGCTGAACATTATTTTCTTCCTTATTTGTCAACTTGTTTTTACTTTGCCGTCTTGCTTCGATTATCCACGCAGCAATCATCGATGCGGCTACTTCTACAACTAACTCAGCTAGTTGCGCTATTGCTCTCTTCACCGCTGGTGTCGCCAGCAGACTCGTCAACCACCTCATTGTTTTCCTCCGTGTTGCTTAGGTTTTCTTCTGTTTCGACTTCTGTGTTAGCGCTTGCTTCTACTCCATCTGAATCTTCTGTACCTTGTGCAACATTAGAGAGGTCGGTGATATGTATTTCAACATCGTTCTTCTCTAGGAATACTCTGTAGAAATAACCAATTGCGAAACTCATACCAATAAGTTGGTTGAATTTCATTTCACCAAACAGATCTCTAGTCTGGAGGAACTTTGCAAAGTTGACAATCAACTCGTCAAAGTCTTGCTTTGGTGTCTGTAGTACTTTGCCTAATAGGGCGTCCAGCAAGGTTCCAGAGTTCAACTCTATCTCGCCTTCTTCCGTTTTTACATTCCAAGTAGTATGCATACCTTGGGGAGCCTGAGCCTGGGCTTGAGCCCCTTCTTCTGCAGCTACTTCTTGCTCTTGTGTTTCTTCAGTATCTTGTACGTTTTCCATATATTTTAATCCCATCCTATTATCTTGGGTGCTGCAGACATAAATAGTCTGAGCAGTACTGTGTATTCTCCCCCAGTAATGGGGACTGATACAAATTTATTATTGTCTTGTGACTTGTTCTTTTCTCCTAGCCTCAACATGAAGGTGCCAGAGTATTTACCCTCTCCCGGAGTTATCTCCAGGGTTTTAACTATGGGTGATTCTGGCATTTGGTGTATCAGCTTGGGAGGTGCATCGGGATTTGTAAACCAGTTACATAAATCATTCATTCCCAGTGCAAATGTAATTTTATCTGTCCAGCTATATGACTTATCACCACTACCTGCTGCTACTTCTAGTAGGACAGCTCCATTTTTCTTTATTCTTCCACTCTCACCCTCTCTCGGAGGTATGATTGTGAACTGAGCAGCTCCTAGCTTTTTATATATACTAAAAACGCCTGGATATTGTCTCATTCTTTCTCCTTATTTAACCATGTAAGTATTAATAAGCCTTGTCTAACAATGGCATTGGCGATCGTCTCGCCATTTTCTTTTATGTCGTTCATTACAATTTCCAAAATATTTTTCTCAGACACCTGTCTATCGGGCATACGCATATCACTTATGCCAAGCTTAATAAAGACATTTGCTAATATTTCTAATTTATCTTCTAACTCTAATTCTTCTATATCTTCTAGTATAGTTTCAGTAATTCTATCTCTATTCTTCATCCTTTCTTATTTCCATGTCTATGTCATGAATTAACTGAGGTATTCTACCTCGATATTGTTTTTTCAGCTCTATCTCGGAACTAAAGTTACATTTCTTAAAAGCATTTGAATTAACCATTTTGTACAATCCACTTTCTTCATAAGAAAACCTAGCATCTATTTGTGCAGGGTCTCCTAATATAATTAGTTTTGTACTTTCTGCAATCCTTGATACCACGGTTTTTAACTCGTGCCAATCAAGATTTTGCGCTTCGTCCAGAATAAATACAGAGTCTTCGTAATTGTTTCCTCTTGTATACTCTACTGGTACGAATTGTATCTTCTTTTTATCCTTTAGTAAAGAAATATATTTACCCTCAGAGCCTGTTAATTTTCTGAGGATAGATTCATACGAAGCTATATGCGGTGCATATTTCTCTTGTATGTCTCCTGGTACCGGGCCGAATGTTCGGCCTCTACCTACTAGGTCTGTAGGTTTTGAGAGGTACATGGTTTTGTTATTGTCGAATAGTTCTTGGAGTGCATAAGCTAGAGCGACTGTTGTCTTTCCTGTTCCAGCTGCGCCTCTACATACGACTACTCTTATATTGTCGTTGGTTAGCGAGTTTATAAATCCCGCTTGCCTTGCATCTCTCGATGCTATACCAAACAAACTAAAGTTTGGTGGTGTGAATACTTTTTTGATTGTTTGTTCTTCAACCACTCTACACAAGTGATAGTCATTTTCTCCTAAGTCAGTTAGCAATATAAATGAATTAATTGCAAGATCTGTTGGTAGGTCTTGTATGTATAATTCATTTTCGCTTGTTAAATCATTCAAATCTTCTTGTTGTACAAGGATCTTAGTTAAGGAACAATTGTTATTCATATTTTATCCATTAAAGATGTTGTCTAGCAGCCTAATGAGAGCGTTGTTGCTTCTTACAGTATATTTTGCAGGTATCATTTCCGTCCTAAGTAAAGACATATAATCTTCATCAAGCTGTTTATCCCTAGAAACACTTCTTTTAAAGAGTATTTCGTCAGGTACTTCTAATCTTACTACTTCGGTACCCGAAATATGAACTCCACATGCACTTTCTGCAATGATTGGCCCTCTTGACTTTTTGATATCTTTTATATACTGCCTTATTTTACTCTTTCCGCTATAGTCTCTAATGTCTATAAATTTTATGTTTGGATTTTGCTCTATAAAGTTTTTTATTGCTGTTGTTTTACCCGAGCATGGTAGTCCTGTTATTTGAATTTTCATGTTTTTCTTTTATAAAAAAGAAGGAACTCAGAATATTCTGAGTTCCTTCAGCAGGAACTAAGCTAAGCTTAGTTCCCTTTGACTGCGCCTGTAGCGAAGATTTCTGTAGCTCCATCAATTGAGGTAGAACCCCAAGCTTCAGGAGCTACGCCTTCACCATCAACAATAAGTTGTCGGCCATTAAGGCTGTGATCGGCTGCAAATTGAGCCAAAGTTGTACCGTCCTCTACCTGTACAGAAGAGGCACCTGGTCCTGGTACTCGGACTAGTGTTACGTATCGCATTATTTTATCCTAAGTTATGCGTAGTTATCTTTGGGTCCAGATTGAATAGGGTCTTCTTACTATAAGACCATTCGTTGTCTGAACGTTTACTGTTAAGCATCGCGCATATACAATGCACGGTATATGATGCAACCATAGAAACCAGCGTAGTACAAATGCGTAAATTACAAGGTCCTTCCGGCAAGTCTTTGTCGTCCATAAGACATTCAGACCAGGCATCTGTTTCTAGAACATCCATATTGTCAATAATATTTAGTTCACCAAAATCAAAACCTAGTCTGGTTTCAAAAACTTTATTTACTTTCCAGTTCAACTTAAAAGTAGAGACTGATTCTTTTCTTGCAGACATAGTGTCTACGGTAAGTACTAGGGGACCATCTAAAAGACTTTTGTGAGAGCTATCGAAAAAGTAATTGTGGGTTTCAACATTAATACTGGGGTTGAACCTTTGCAGCACGCTTTTAAAGGCTTCAACTTTTGGTTTGCCAACATGTTCGACATCATAAATCTGGTTTGGTAGATTATGATCTTCTACTATGTCTGCGTCCCACACTCTAAAGTTGTGGAAGCCCATTTTTGCTGCAATCAGCCCTATGTGACTGCCTGTTGCCCCGACACCAACGATGTTTAGTGTCTGAGCATCTTCTGGTCCAAACCAGCCAGCATGTCTAAGAAAGCTTACTGATGACATCTTCTTCTCCATTTAGTAAAGATATAGTTTCAAACCCTCCGCCCAACGAAGACGCGTAAGCGTCTAACCAAAAGTCAATTAGCTGCTCAGCGTACTCTGGACTAAGGTTGATGTCGCTAAGTTTGATTGCTATTTCATAAGCTACTGACAGTAATTTTGCGTCTACATTCTGATCTATGAGAGATTCAAATAAATCAAACTGTGCGGAAAGATTATCTTCTTGGTCGCATTGTATAACTGAGTCTTCAAACTCACGTATTTCGCTTTCTGTTCCATTTAGTAGAGACACATAGATATTGAACTCTTCCTTAGTCATAACGTCCGACAGAAAAGAAACTAGCTTCTCTGCTTCCGTGTGACATGAGTTTGTTATAGCTATGAGTTCACCTAGTTCTTGTATGTCTTCAAGGTAAGACTGATTTATTTCTTTACTTGAACTTGATACGGCCTGTACTTTTCTTTTTTTCTTTTTGTGGTTTTTTTTACCACCAGCGTAACTGGTGCTGGTGGAGCTGTGTGTCATTGCACCGTAGCCGCCATGCCAATCAAGCAAGCCTCCGCTTCTTGCGGGGACTTTTCTTTTGCTACCTACCCAAGCTGTAGCAACTGGCTTTTTCTTGAATTTAGCTTTTGCCTGAGCACTTATGTGTTCAAAGTCTGGCGTTTCAATAAGCAGTGGTACGTTTTCACACAGGATACCAGTTTCTGGATCCCAGATTCTTGAATAGTAATTGTCGCTCTTGTTAAAGATAAACATGACTTGAGGCAAATCTACTTTGGCATCTTTTGCATTTTTGACAAGCTCTTGAAATTGTTTGTTGTCTTGTCCGCTTGGATTGACACCCATGTTGTGATGGGAATGACACCAGACAGTCAAGTTTCCTAAAATTTCATTTGCTTTTTCATTTCCGTGTTCTTCAACAAGTTCTCTATAAAATTTAACCATCATTTCAGGATCTGACTCGACTTCTGCTCCCGAACAATATTGCTCAGGAATATACATCTCGTACATCCTGTAGATGGTGTTGGCTCCTTCTTGAATTCTTTCTAGTCTGTGAAACCATTGAGCTTCTTTTGGAGCTATGTCTACGATATGTCGTATTGCAGATAAGTCTTCATACGAAATTTGTATATAGACGTTCTGATTGAGAATACGAAAGCCACCATTTGCTTTCATTTTATTTCCTTTTGTTTAGATGGGGGCAAGCCCCCATCTATATTTATTGATTGTTTGTAAGAGTTGCGTATGACACGTAGTTTGGTACACCTGCTGAGCGTAGTTCTTGGTTTTCATCCAGATTTTCTACTTGCTCTTCAGAAGTTGGAGAAGGTTCTCCTACTTCCAGTTCAGCTGGGTCTACAGGTCTTAAGGCTTCTGCCATAGCATCTAAATAGTCGTGATAGTTGTGAGTATCAATTGCTTGAATTTCCTCCACAGGGGGTTCTTCGATTATTTCTGGTTCAGGAATACTAATAAAAGTAGTTTCAAGATTAAGAGTTTCGTTTTCTTCGATCATGTTTGCTAGATCTTCTGCGATATTTTCCATACCTTCCTCTGTTGTGAGTGTGGTTTCTTCAGGATCGACTTCTTCAAGCTCGCCATCTAGATTGACTTGAGAAAGTTTAGGGAATTTATTGTAATTTCTACCCCACTGATCTGAAGAGTTTGCTGAAGTTACCCATCCCATTGCGCCGAATATTGCAGTTTTTAAGTCTGATTCTTCATAAGCCTTGTACAAGGTAGGTGAAGCTTCACCTAAGCAAGCGCTTCCATAGTAATCGTATAGCTTTGAGAAATCTTCCCAATTACTTGTATAGTAAGTTGAATAGTTTGCATGTGGATGTACCCAATATCTTGAACCATTTTTATCTAGACCAAAACAAGCATCTGTTGATGCTAAGGCTATGTACATGGCGGGGCTTAGAACTCGCCACCCGTTGTCGTGGTAGCTGGATCTAGTTGGCGTGCCAAACGCTATCTTTACCCTGTAAGGACCGCCTACCACTTTCTTGCAATCTTCACCTTTTTGACCGTAGTCAACTCTAATTATTACTGGCTTTGTTGTATGAAAACTCACTTCATATAGCTTGGGTATGAAATCGTCTTTGACTGCTGTATAGCCCGAGTCATAAGCTTTGCTTTCTATGAACTTTATCTTTTCAGAATCTTCTTCTTTGTAAATTGATCTTTTAAGCCTAGCCATCAGTGCAATTCTTGGGTCATCTTTAATAGATATGATTGCATCTTCTTGGAAGGCATCTTCTCGAGTTTTGCCATCCCCCGTATTCCAAAAGTTTTCTTCGCTTGTGCGTTTATTAAAATCGTCATGTATGAGATGTGCCATTGCTGGTATGACATAAGTTACATCGTCGATTATGATTCCCGATTTAGCTAAATTCTCAATAAAGTTTGGAATTTCAAGAGCTGTAGAATCATCTAGTAAAGATTCGATGGTTTTGTCGTTTTGTTTTTCAAGCTCTTCTATAACTTTATCAAGTTCTACAAGAGCTGGTTCGACACCCTCTACTTTCTTTTGAGCTTTTTCTTTTTCAGCAGTTAGTTTGGCAATTTCTTCTTTGAAATTAACTATGTACTCTTCGTATTGCTTAATGCGACTTTCGTTACTTTCAATCATATTGGTATTGTTGGCAACAGTTCCCCTGCTTTGTGAAATTGTTTTCTCAATACTTTTCTTGTTTTCTAAAGCTTGATTATACTCCGCAACATTAGAGTTGTTTGAAATCTCTGTATAATACTGTAGGTGCTTGAGGTGATTATCTTCAACTGTGTTTTCGTCTGAAGTAAAACTTTGATACTCCATATCGACGCTTTCAATATCCGTAAAAACTTCTTTAAGTCCATCCCAGTAGGTCATGTTGCGACCAAACTTTTCCCTAACCATTTTATAGTATTGTTCAGGGTTGGTGAACATCAATCCACCACGGTCAAACATATTTTTAAATAGTTGCGGAAAGAAATCTCTTGCTCGCTTGTATTTAAACACTTGCTCTATTGGTACTGTGACCATCATGTTTATAATTTTTGCTTTTTCCCAGGTAAGATTCTCTTGATTTAGAATCGTGTAATGGGCCGCATACAAAAATATATTTTTTTTATTATATAAATGCGAAATTCGCGATTGCTTTTTATCGTATTTAACCTTGCCTCCGCCACCTCTATATAGTGAGGTTAATTCAATTGCGGAAACAGAACCTGGTGTTTCGGAAAGTAGAGTTTTCCAAGTTAAGTCGTTTTGAGCAATATCGTTACCATCGGCAAAAGATATATCGCCAATTACATCTGCGTTATAAGAATTTCCTTTCCACATTGCAAATTTGTCAGTTCTGGCGTAAGTACTTTGTCTTTTGCGTATTTGATTTCCTACAGAGCCAATAGTTGGTTGCAGTGTTAAAGATGTTAAATCTACGCAAGATCCAAAATGATCTATAATGTTCTTAGGAAGCTTAGAGTAGTAAACCGTACCATCTTCTTCGGTATATTTATTCATTTCGGATACATATACTGCATTCTCTATAGTCTCTGCAGTAAGTCTTGCGCGGTTTCTACTATATGTATTTGACATACGTTGTGTACGTGCATGTTCCAGATCTAGCTTGTATATTAGAAAAGTCTTTTCAGAATTGGGAGTTCTAATAGTCCAATCCTCAATATCTAATTGCTCAACCATAGCTTGTGGTCTGTCTTCTCCTGTATCTGACCAAGCGTAATGATAGCTTCTATTTTGATTTTCTTTATACCAACTAACAAAATTCATAGCCATAAATTTGTTAAGGTCGCTTGATTTTCTATCAATCCTGTTGTTTACTTCTGCTTGTTGCCAGCCTTCACTCAAAGTATCAACATAGTCGTCTTGACTTTCAGGCATTTCGTGATTGTAGTTTCTTACAGAGTAATAATGGTCACGACCACTATTGGCAAAAGCTAACATGTATTTTGGTAGTATTTTTATCATAGTGATCTCTCATTCCCCTTTCGGGATTTTTATTAAGTTGTAAAGAGTAGCAATGAGCTGTTTGGATTTTTCTTCAAACACTTCATCCGACTCCATTGCTATTGGTTTGTTTTGGCCTGTGTAAGGCAAAGCTAGAGAGCAGCATTGACTGCATCTAAAGTCGTTTACATCTACTATATCGCCCTCTTCTATGAGCTCTGTATGGCCGCACTCGTCTACGTTGAGACAGATAAGTTTCATTGTTGCTTCCAATTTATTTGATTGTTGTTGTACTATATTAATAGCGTAATAAAACGCTAAATATGTACTAGGATATAGTTATGAGTAAAATAAGTTTGTTTTTGATGTGCTCGCTAATGGCGTTTACGCCTAGCTGGAGCAATACCAATACAGATGATTCAAACCTTGAAGTTCGAAAATCTGTCCCTGAAAAGGTCCTTCAAAACAGCGTTTGGCTAGGGCCAGAGTGGCTGTTTGGTTCAGGAGTAGGTACAGGCATAGCAGTCAAAATTGGCGATAGAAAAGCCATATTGAGTGCCGAGCATGTAGCTGCCGCAATGTATCCATTCGGTATAAATGTTTGTTCATTTGGTTACGATTGCGTAAGCGATGATGGTACATTTATTCTTGATTCGGCCAATGGTTTGGACGATGATTGGGCAATTTATTTCGTGGATGATTTTCCAGAAAAAGTAAAGCCTGCTTCTATTGCCAAAAAAGATCTCTCTGTTGGAGATGAAGTTTGGTCAGTAGGTATGGCGTGGGGGGATAGCCCAATGGTAGTTCCCGGTACAATAGCATGGGTTCACGAAGTAGGTGGTATCAAAATGTATACGGTGAACGGTTATTGTGTGCCCGGATTTAGCGGGGGTGGTGTATTTAACAAAAAGGGAGAGTTAGTTGGTGTCAGTGTCGCTATAACGGTTAGCGAGATGGGACCACAAGAGAACTATGCAATTGTGATCCCAATCTCGCAGATACCGTTACTTAATTAAGTAACAATCATAGCGCTATCACGGGCAACAGGTACTCGGAAAAGGCGATAGGTGGTATCAGGGTTCTTCTGAACAAGAGTACGCTTTGCAGTACGCGCTGCGTCTCGTGAATGGAAGACCTGGCCACTCATTGCTTGAGTTCCGTTGGTTCCGCGAGCGATATAATAAATATAGTTAGGAACTGTATTCATTTTTCACTCCTCCTAAAAAGGTACGTTTTCATGTAAAATGTCTCCTTCAGGTACATCCTGGGGAGTAGTTTTCTGAATTACACCTGCTTTGTCTTTGTACGAGGCCCATAATTCGTGACTAATAAATAAATCAGACATAGCTTTCCAGATATTTTGGTTTCTATAAGCCAGGTAGCTGGCGCCACTGTATGGGCCACCAGTTGTTTGGTAAGCTATATTTGATTTTGTCACTATATTGGGAAATTTCTCATATACTGAGATTAATTTTTTAAAAGATTCATCACTTAGAGCATATTCCCATCTATTGGCATACTTTTTAAATCTAGCCAATTGAACAACTATGTTCTGCTCTAGTGCGTCGGTCGAAGTACTTGCTTCTGCAGACAAGCATTGCTCTAGCATCCAAGGTTTAAGTATCTGAAGTACTCTTTCTCTATGAAATTTTGGTGCGTCTTTATGCAGGTAGAAGCTTTTTCGTTTTGGTGTGTAGGCAACAGCACAATTAACAAAGTCAAAGCTTTCCAATATGTCGGTAGCTTTGCCTTGTATTTTGCTAATTATTTGGAAAGCTGTTGGATTTTCGGCGTTATCAAGTTTGTCAACCATAATGGTTGCTGCATTTTTAGTACGATAGATTTCTTGACTACTGAATTGCGAAAGAATTGATATCGCTTCTAATGCATTAGACTCTGATTCAAAATAAACATCAAAATCTGAATAATAGTCGGTCTTTATTTTAGTAATATTGCCTGATTCTCTAGGAGCAAATAGCAATGCCATCGAGTAACCACCAGCGAATATAGGGTCTAGTTCTGTTATCTTTTGCAATCCAGGAATATTTGAGTGAATCTTTTGTATGTTTTCCGCTAGTGCAGAATTAATTTTTTCTGCTTTTATATTGATTATCAATTTCAGCCTCCTGAAAAGCCAACCCTCCCTTTATTGAGTGTGTCAGCCAAGATATTTGATACATCATCGGCGGTTATTTCTACGCATTGTTCATCATGAACGAGTATTCTAACTGCTGCTTTTCTTAAAAGCTTTTGAATTGTTCGTTTTATATCTCTGACGCCCGCCTGCATACAAATTCGCGCAAGCGAATCTTCAGTAAAGCTGATGTTGAAATCTTCTAGAGAGAAATCCTTTGTTACCTGTGGTATTAAAAACCTTTCAAGAATTTCTCTTCTTTCTTCTTTGTTGTATTGTCTGAATGTTATTATTTCAAATCTGTCTTTTAGGGCTGGAGGGATATTCTCTTCATAGTTGGCGGTACAAATAAACATAACCTTTGACAGATCTATTGGTGTTTCCAAGTATCTGTCAACGAATTCATTATTTTGTTCGGGATCCAGAAGCTCCAAAAGAGCTGCTGTAGGATTGCCTCTAGTTGAGTCCAGTTTATCTACCTCGTCTAAAAGAATTAACGGATCATATGTTTGGCAGTTTTTCAGACCAGAAATTATTCTTCCTGGTCTTGAAGCCACATATGTTCTTCTGTGTCCCCTTATTTCTGCTTCATCACCCATGCCGCCCAAAGCTATCTTTATTATTTTTCGATTAGTAGCTTTTGCTATAGATTTTGCAATACTGGTTTTACCAGTACCGGGAGGTCCTATAAAGCATATGACAGAGCCTCTACTTCCTTCTGAAAGTTTTTCAATTGTCATATGCTCAAGTATACATTCTTTAACTTGGTCCAAGCCGTAGTGGCTTTCATTAAGTATATTGATGAATTTTTTTAAATCGGGTTCTTCGTAAGAAAATTTTCCCCAAGGTAGCCCTTCCAACCAACCAAGATATTCTTTGACTGTTTGATATTCCAAAGAAGATGGTGGAAGCTCTTTAAGCCTTGTTCTTTCTTGTTGAATTTTTTCTTTTATTTCTGAAGGTAAATTTTTGGGTATTGGTTTTTGTTCAGAATCTTCTTCTCTCGACAAACTTTGAGATAAACTAAGAAGCAGCTTTTTAGCTTTTTCTGGATCAATTTTATCGGGTGTATTATCTAGTGGGATAAAGACTCTTTTTGTTTTGAGTGATTCGCTTGGCGATCTGAGCTTAGTGAGCATTATAAACAGATTGCGTATAACGAATGTCACTCTGTCCAAGTTGCTTTTGTATTGTAGATACTCAAGTCTGTCTTCGCATTCTAATGGAAGGTCGTTGACGAGTATATTGGCAACTTTTATAAGATTCTTGGTGTTTTTAACTCGACGTTTCAAGCTTGATGAGAATATATTTTCGTTTTCTACAATATAAGAAATGAGCAAAGAAAGATCAGCTATAAGCTCTTCTTCTCCAGGAAGTATTTTATCCTGTATTTTGTTATAAGGAACATAATACTTGCTATTTTCTTTTAAATGTAAGTCCTTTATATTGGTTCTGAATAGAACTTTACATTTTACTAAAGTATCGAAATCACGAGTTTTTTTAGTAATCAACATTGCCACTACACCTATTGGTTCAGTAGCGTTGATTTTTTCTTCTTCGGTTGCACATAGCTCAAGAGCTATCGATCCTTCATTGGATATTGCAATAGCAAAGAAATCGTCACTTATTCCTGGCCTAAGCTCCACAACAGCTGTTTCAAATTTCTGTGCAGCTTCATGAGTTAGACTGAAACTAAAGATATTGTTTGGTATTGGTATACCTTCTTCTTTTGATAATATTGTTAAGGGTAAATTTTGCACGATAAGCACCTACCTTATATCAATGATATCTTTATAGATGCTTACCGTGCAAGCCCATTGGATTTAATTCCTATCTATTAAACAATAATCTTCGAGCCTTTTCTAACAGAGACTCTGAAAGCTCTGTAGGGGCTGTATCCGTTAACGAGTTCTGTGTAGTAAGCTTTAGTGGTTGTTCCTCCTGAGGCTGTGCCGCTGGAGGATCCTGGAAAGTATGCGGTGTATCCAGCTGCTTGACTAGCCGTTACACCCTCCTCTTCGCTGCTAGAAGCAGGTTTTGCTGGAGAGCTGTAAGGAGTATAACGAGATGTACCGTAAGCTTGGTATTCGCTTTGCTCAACAAAATCGGTCTCTTCTTCATCCCAGGAGCAGTCTGGTTCCGAACATACAGTTTCCTGAACGTGATTCACGTAGCTTTTGTATTCTGATCCTGTGGGACGAACCCCTGAATCTTCAATATCCATTTGGGATAAGTTTGTAGTGGTAGAAGTACTATACGGGGTATAGTCCACGCCGCTACCGACACTAACGTTAAGGTCGTATGTATCCATAGATACCAGGCCATTATCAAGCTCGCTGGGAACGCTACTAGAGTCCTCCCAATTGCTGTAAGGATCAAGCTTGAGGTCTTGGTAAGAATCCCCGTCGAAGTCTCCTCGTACATAATTAACGTCTCCGGATTCTACATTGGAAATAGACCAATGACCATCTTTTAGTTCGGAAAAGATGCTACCTGCTAAAGAAACTGCACGCTCTTGAGCTTCGTCAGCATCCTGTGCATCAGAAATTACTAGGTGTTGTTTTCCTGGCGTATCAGGAACCCAGTGTAATGTTACTTTGAATTTTTTAGCCATTTTTTTCCTATTGAAGGCGTTTAAGTACTGCCTTCGTCATTTCGTTGTTTTCTTCTTCAAGTGCTGAGATATTTTCCCTGAGGGAATCTATCTCGGATTTAAGCAACTTAATTTTTTCTTCTTCTACAGAAGAGGGTAATTCTTTATATCTAGCGTAATGAATTATTATATTTACTAACCATTGAAAGCAGTAAGTAAATGAAATTAATCCAATAAGTGCCAGGCTATTTATCAGAATTGCTGGTACTGTCATTTTTTGCTACCCGTTTTTTTGAAGTACTGCTTTTTGATAGCTTCTTTTCAAGTTCCTCAACTTTTGCAGAGAGCTTAGAATTACTGTTTTTCAATTCTGCAACTTCTTGCTTAAGTTTTTGAAGTTCGGCTATTTTTACTGCAAGTACTTGCTTTGTTTTCTGCAGTATATCTACTGGGTTATTTAGCATTTATTTCTCCTAAATCTTCTGGTTTCATTTGTACCCAGTTACCGGAGTAGTCTGTGTACCAAATATTTTGTATCTTAACACCTTGTTCTATTAAAGTAAATAAACAGCCATTGCATGGTTTGCTGTAAGTAAGACAGCCACGCTTCGACATTCTTGTTACGTATATTTTAGCTTTTTTCCTTTTGTTTTTAGGAATTTTGTATAGAACATGTGTCTCTGCATGATACATCCTAACTATATAACCGTCTTCTTTTAAATAAGAAATTTGCGGTCTAGTTTTGTAATTGTTCCACCCGATGTAAGTTTCTTTTCCAACTTTAGCTAAGGCGAAATGCCTATGCCCACCTGGTGGTGTCTGGTTCATTGCAGGATGTTTTTTTAATTTGTCATAGTACACCAGGCATAATTATTCTCCTCGTGTAGCTTTTTGAAGGTCTTCTTTTAAGTCATCTAGCTTATTAGGAACTCTTAAAATGTAAGCTGGATGCCAAGTGCAAAGCACTGGAATAGTCCATCCATCAGTATGTTTGAGATTAAATTTATGGCCTCTGAGACTACCTTTCTTACCGTTAATAACGGATTTTGATACAGGTAGTTCTGCAAGCCACATCATATAGTCTGAAGGAGACCTTCCAAGACAAACTATAGTTTTGGGTTTCAAGTCTATGATCTCTTTACAAATTTCATTGCCAAATTCTATCATTTCAAGCATAGTGGGTTTTCTATTGTTGGGCGGTCTATGCTTTATGACATTAGATATGTATATATCTTTCGTTATACCCAGTTCTACTAAAGTCTTTTGTAGCAATTGCCCAGCCCTGCCAACAAAAGGCTTTCCATACAAATCTTCTTCAGCCCCTGGAGCTTCACCTATTAGCATGATTTCAGGATTAGCTTGAGTTAAATTTACAGGTATACCAGAGACATGCGTTTTACCCCAGGAAGCGGGGTATTCTTTAGAACCTAAGCATTCTTTACATGTAAAAGTTTCTTCCTGCTTGGTTTCTAATGGAGTAGAGATTGGTTGCATTTTGTATTCCTGTTTAGTAATTCGATAGCAATCTAATGGTATACTTCTTCGTTTGCTTGTTTCATCATAAGTATGACGGCTTCTTCTATTTCTTCTCTATCTTCTCCTTTCACGCCAGCTATTTCATCTTGAACTTCCATGAAAGCTATGCCGTAAGCTAATGCTACATTTTCGTAGCCTAATGATTTGGGAGTATCGCCTTGAAGTATGCCATTTTTTAAAGCAGCTACGATTACTTCTTTTAATTTTATAGGATTTTTATCTGCTGAGATTTTAGATATATGTAAAAGTAAATCTAATATCTCGTCGTCAGACAGGTTTTTTATGTTTTGTTTGATTTTGTGATACATTTTGTATAGTAAAAAATAGGTGCAGGGGTTAACCTGCACCTATTAATTAACACCGTTATAGTTTTTTCAAGAACTACATAGCTGGAGTTGCACTGGACATAGCCATTGCCATATCCATGTCTACAGCACCATTGTTGCTTGAAATCAGACCATCTTCGGTCTCGGTTGAACGAATCTTGTCAAGGAAGTGAACCTTGGCTGCAACCACCTCAAAGGTGTTATGGCGAATGCCATTTGCGTCATCATATTGACGGGGACGAATGGTACCCTCGATACCAACTTTCGAGCCCTTTTGAAGGTACTTTGCGCACACTTCAGCAAGAGAGCCCCAAGCTACTACCGGGATCCAGTCAGTCTCACGAATAAGACGACGATCGTCACCTTGACCCGTGTAAAAACGACGATCAATAGCGACATTAAAGTTTGTTACACCACGCCCAGAAGGAGTGTTGCGAAGTTCGGGATCCTTGCCGATGTTTCCAATACCAGTGAAGAAATTCATTGAATTATTGCTCCAATAATTATTTATATTTGACAGCACAATACTGCCGCCCAAAAAGCGAGCGCAAGCGAAGCTACCCTTGAATTACGGGTATACTTTGTCTAAGCCATGATGCTGATCTACGCATATGTTGGCTACAGTATCTGCTACTTTGTTATATCTGTTTGCAGAATGGGCTTTTACCCATCTTATTTTAAGGTTTTTAAAACCCTTAGTTAGCTCTATGACTTCTTCTGCTAGTTCTTTGTTTGCTTTAGGATTCATTTGTTCGGTAGCTATACCTATTGCATATGTTGAGTCAGAGCTTATTAGTATTTTTTCGTTAGTTAGTCTGTGTTTTACACACCAGCACAATGCCATTTTTATAGCACTTAGTTCTGCATAATTATTTGTTTTTTCTCCCAAATACTTATGGTCAATTTGAATTGATCCATCATCGAATATGATTACAATAGCAGCTGCAGCAGCAAGATGTTTCTTTCTATATGAGCCGTCTGTGTAAATTTGTATCATCTCTTAAGTATTCGCAACCAAAACCAATCATATAGAAAATACAAGATTGTTCCTATAAGATTGCCTACTATCGTAGTCTGTATAGAAGTTTCCCAATCTCTAACAAAGTATTGAGTTATAGCTATATAAACAGGAATTGCTATGAAAAATCTCCATATTAAAGCTTTGGCTATAAGTAGCCTTGCACTAATATTACCTTTTTCTTCTTGCATTTTTCTATTAGCTCATTGAGATTCTGGTTTTTCTACACCAGCAATATATTTTTCAACGGCATTTATACAGTCGTCTGCTTCTGCGATTTCCTGTATCCATTTTTCTGCTTCTGCGAGTATATCGGAATGTTCACCTATTCCAACTGGATTTTCTAACAATACTTTCAAATTTGTAAGTGCTCTTGCTTTTTTTGCATTATAAGTAAATAGTAATGCTTGGTTAATTTCCATAATGTGTTTCCATGGTAAAAAAATTTAAACGTAATTTGTATCGTAAAAAACGACCGCCCAAAAAGAAGAAGAGGCGTAGTAAAAAACGTTTCACTTCTAAAGCTGATAAAGCTTTATTGCGAGATTGGTCTCGCACAGTGAGAGAAAGAGATTCTTTCACTTGTAGATCTTGTGGTTCAAAAAAGAACTCCCACGCCCACCATATAGTATCAAAGTATTACGTACCCGAGTATACTTTGTTACTAGAAAATGGAATAACCTTATGCAAGGTTTGCCATTTAGGTGAGAGGGGAGTGCATGGTAAAGGTCGGGCTCTAAATCGCTTTATAACCAAGTTGAGACGTATCTACAAGATGCATAATATAAAAGAAGCTGTGAAGCTTAATAAGTAATTCTAGCTATTACGTCTCCTACCCAAAGTGTAGCTACGTAGCAGCTGACAAATATTGTACTAGCTATAACTGAGACTACTACAAAATCTTTTACTGTTATTTGTTTATACATTTTAATTTTCCGATTTAATACTACGGTATGCTCCAACTGTCTCTGGAAATAAATCGTAGGCAATCTCTAGGCAAGCTTGTGCAACTTTTTGTATTTCCCACTGTGCACCTGCATGCGTTCTTAAATCAACGAATTTAAGAAGGTTGCTGAGGTTGGTAGTTCCGTAATATTCCGTGTATAAGTTTTGAGGGAGAACACCGCGAGCTTGTTCTCTACAAACACCTTTTTCAATAAGTTCGTTGTAAAGTTCAAGGGAGTTTCTGTGGTGTTCAGTAATTGCATCATAAGCGTTTGTATGGCTATGAGCGTATTTTAATTCAGGGTTTATTTTTTGGTTTTCGTTGCTTGCCTGTCGGTTCGACTTGTGCTGCGTACGGAAACAAGTTGGTTCATAGAATTTGAGATCCACATCGGTATACCTCCTGGAGATCTCATTATACGACCAAGTACGATGACGGTGGTGCTGGCTACGAATATATAGAGGCACACAAAACCTAAAGGTGAGAACATTATGTTCAAGAGTGCTTGTATGTCTATGTTTAATAAGGTAGTTAATAAGTTTTTTATCTCTTGCATCTAGTTGATCCTTTTGGACACCAAAACTTACTCTAGCACTATTAACTACAGTTAAGTCGTCGCCCATGTGAGAAACGTAATCTACTTTTCCGATATTATCTTCGTAAAGAAAAATAGATTTTGAGTATTCATCCATCTTTTATCTCTTGTAAAAGTTTTACTGTTTCCGATTGAAGAATATAAGGATCTTCACATCGAAGAACTTTGACGCCAGTTTTTGCTACCGTTTTGAACGGTTTTCCATCAGGTGCAAGAGATCCAGCCATAAGGCTGATTCGCTTTGGAGTTTTTTTGACAACTAATCCAACGATTAGTTTTAAGCCTCCATAACGAGCATTGCCTCCTGGATAAATAACTATATCTCCTTCTGAAATTTTGTTTCCTAGCATATCTAAAATCATTTTATTTCCTGATTTTATGGTTAGTTTTTGATTTCTTTAAGTAGTTTGACAATATCAAGGTTTGCGCAATCTATTTTCCTGTTTGATTGATGATAGTGGCTTACATATCCTTTAAAGCTGCCATTCTTAACAGATGCTTCTGTTTTTCTGCTGGTCAGAAAATCACTTCTGCCTGATTCTGGCGCTTCCAATGGGATGTCGTAAGCTTTATTACAAGCGACCCAAAGAGCTTTAAGTGCTTCAATCTGCACTGGGTAGAAGTCTAAAAAGTCTTCCATTTTTGAGCCATTGCAAATTGCTCCACTAACTATTGGTCGTTTACCAAAGCCATTCTTTTCATACCAGTTTTGATATTTAGGATAGTAGGCATTAGCAATTTCTACTCCAATAGATTTTCCATTGATAGATCCTGCATGCCAAGCTTTGTGTTGTGTGTCTAGCATTTGGTAGATAGTGCCATCGTTGTCTATAAGGAAGTGTACAGATATACCTCTCTGGTTTAGAACTCTGGCGCAGGATTCTGAAGAAAGGCAAACATCCCAATGATTAACGAACATTGTCGGTTTGCGCTCGGGACTTCCGGAGCAGTCAGTGTATGCACCCTTTCTTGCTTTAAATCCTTCTTTTTCGTCCCATAGAACAACTTTTGGCCACTCTATTTCAACTGGATCTCCGTTACAAATTATGTAACTGTTGTCTTTTTCTTTTGG